CGTAGTTGCTTCAGTGGTCGATCCAATACGTTGAGCGCGGCTATCCAAGTTTTCCATAATCTGAAGAAGTGCTTCATTTGGCCCCGGAAACTTCATGGGCATAAAGCCATTTTTAATATCGCCGACCGTATCAGGTATCTTAATAAACTTACCTAAGACCATCCTAATTTCATCGCCCTCTAAACCAAGGCGCTCACTGATGAAACCAGACATGTTGCCATCATTGGCGAGTGTTGCCGCGTCCATCGTTTGACGCAGCATGATGTTAACGGCAGAATTGATATCGCCAATAAAATGGCCCAATCCTAATCCATAAAAACCATCAGGGTTTTCGGCAAATTTGTAATGTGTGAAATACTGAATTTGCTCGTAATCATCGGTAGGATTACCTTGTGGATCAGCTTCCCAACCAATGACCATACGTAAAATCTTACGGGAAGCCATATCAAGTGTAACGATATATGGGAGAAATGGTTCTGAAGGATCTGGCTGAAAATATGCATGCTGTTCAATAAGCATCGCAGGCTTATAGCGCTTGATCGTCTGATTGCCTTCACGAATGCCCGTTGTGTCGTCTACTTTAACATCATAGATGCTTTTGCCTTCTTGTGTGTATGGTTTAGCGGCTTCTACAAAAAAGCCCTTTTGCGCCAATTCTTCAGTTTCTCCAACTGTCGTACGAATAATATGCGTTTTACGGCGCACGTCCTCGATCCGAACCGGACCAGACTGATAATTAATAACTAAATCTGTCGGTCGAACATTATCAACCTTAAACGGCAAATGCTTGGGCTTCGTATTCATATCTTTGGGATATGTCTTGGTAAAGAAGCTGCCATGAACGGCAACCCCTAAGAATAAGGCGTTCTTATCTTTTTTATAATTGCGATCCATAAAAGATAATTGGTAGCTCATATGCTTACCAATTCTATCGGCCCTATCTTCTAGGGCAGGGCGGTCATCTGCTGACCTACGCATCGGTACTGCTGATATGAATGTATCGTTTGGAAAGAATGTCTTATAAGTTCTTGATTGGAATTGATTACATGCTTCGGTTAGGATGGGAATGCTTTCCGTGGCACCCCAAGAACGCTCTGGATCGCTATTCTCCGCATAATCCTGCTGCATATACAGCGACAACCAAAATGTATGCTGATCCAGCCATTCCTGCCGACTATCCTCATCATCTCTAAATCCTGAAAATGCCTCTTGAGCTATCTGATTAAGAGTATCGGCATCCATATCCTGCGCCAGATTGTAATTCTCCGACGCCTTCGTAAAGCGATGCTGAGCCTCAGCCCCAGCAAGTTTATTGACTAAATCTTGGCCTGCTTCCGTTTTTGGCGGGCTTCTGGCAATGGCACCGGATATTTGGTCGAGGAGTTGATCTGTTTGGTCTGGTGATTGCATAATAATTGATCATATGTTTGTGGTTTATCGCCTAACATTTTAGCCTTATAAACCTTCTCACGCAAATTATTGACCTGTCTGGTCTTTACGAGAAACGGCAAGACGCCAAAGCCAAATGCCTCAATATCCCAATCTGGATGATCGACAAGATCTTTCATTTCCTGAATTTGTGCCGCAAGCTGGCCTTCAGTCCAGAAGTCCTTTTCCATATTCATGACAGATGATCGAGCTCCAATTGTCATAGAAAGATATTTGGGGCTACCCGTCTTTTCGTCTACTTCACTCATGTTGGGCTTTTTATGGTGACATAAATCATAACCATATAGACGGTATTTCCTAAAACCCAATGCTTCTAATAGAAACAAACCTCTTGTGGCAGACGCACTACCGCCAGGAATGACTGCATTAGGTTGCTTCTGGAAAAGATCAATCTCACCGGCACCAACAGGAGCATGATAACCCCAGACATTGCACCCACTATCTAAAAGCTTTTCAACAACCGATGGATGCACTTGGCTTGCAACAAACCAGATAATATCCTTATCAGGATTATCGACAAAGTCGTAAACATGCGGGCGAGGATCTAAAAGAATACAAGCCCAAGGTTTGATATCTGCACGCTTCAGGCTCTTAAGGGCATGCTTAACAGCAACAATTCTGCGCCCAGCCTTGATCTCATCATGCAAATCCTCTGGAACCATCATAGGACCAGCAGAGACAACTACAATTGCCTCATCATTTGGCAAACAGCGACTTACCCATTGCCTGATCTGTTTCTGATTATCGGCAATTTGAGATTGAATAAGCTCATTCGGAATACTGTTCTTTGTGATAATCGTAACAGGCTGAGATGCCCTCTCATGCGATGGCGGGGCTTTATTTTCCACTAGATGCTGTTTGGCCTGGGGACCCTTGTAATGCGTTGACCATTCGCCCATTGGACTTTGGGGCCATATGTCCATTCCAGGTTTATCGAGAGTGAGATTAGTGATTTTATGGAAACCACCAGATAGAACAACACCATCAAAAACAAAGCTATCATGCCATTGAGATAATTTAAATACATCATCTGAAATGTATGATTTAACAACTTCTTCGATAATTAAATCGCCGCCATTCTCTAAATCAAACGCCAGCCATCCACATTCCGAGTGATCCCAATCCTTGCGGCCTAAATAGGCAACTGCATCACCCTCTTTAGGCAAGCACTTTTTAATGTCTTCTTCAGTCACATTCTTATGCGTGATAACATCTGCATCCAGCCATATAAGATAGCGCGGAGCATCGGGTAATTTTTCTTCTCGTGCCTTTAATATGGAATCACATGCATGCTTAATCGCAAATATCTTGTGACAAAATCTTACTGCTTGTTTGCGATAGTCTTGTGGATCATCTTTGCCCTTATTGCGCTCAACAAAAGCATGGTGTTCTTTCATGCGCCCCGTAACAATGCCATCCTGCGGCCTGACAATGCGCTGAATATCGTCTGCTAATAGATCATCATCCAGCTGAATAAGAAGTGCGATAGAAGCAGGCCAATGCCTAACGAAAGACTTCAGCATGTCCAGGCTGTAAACATCCCAAGAGTTATTCGGAAAAGTTGTGATTACTGCAATATTCATAGAGTTATAATCCCAAATCCATATGGTGAGTCTTCTTTAGAAACGAACTTACTGGTATTTTTGTATTCCTGTGACTTTACATACCAATCAAATGCTTTAGCCACATCTGGCATTTGAATGTCATGAAAGATAATGAATTTCTTCGCCAGACCACCATATGCAATTGCATCAGCAATAACATCTTCATACAAATGACCAGCATCAATCATCACAACATCAAAAGACCCAATAGTGTGGGCTTCTTTAATCGCTGCATGATGATGGCTATCACTATGAATGCCATGAGGATGTATGTTTTTATTTCCCAATAATTTCTTAACTTCTTCACGATAAAATTCAGTATGTCTTTCGCCATAATCAACATAAGTGATAAAAGTCTTTGTCATTAAAGCATGGGCTAACACAAACAAGGAGTCTCCTTCTGCCGTACCGATCTCAAGATAGCTACGGCAACCGGATATCAGATTGTAAACAAATTCCAATTCTTCCTTAATCTGAACTGGCGCCCGCTCATGAGCCCCGCGTCTATGCGTCACCCAATGCCACAATTCATCGAATTGATCATTCATTTTAAATCCTCATCTTTATATAGGTCGAAAGTCCATCTTTTTATTGGATACTCTTTATCAAATAAATCTTCTTTTATAACTACAAATGGATATTTCCATTCTCCAAATTTATTTTTTTCTCTAATCATTACATATTTATCTGAGGAACACATTACTTCTACTGGAATATAATATGTTTCTAGTATCATGTTTCCATTTTTATATCCCTTACAATCTATCCTTTCTATATACTTTATAATTTTTTCACTCATATCAACTTCTCCGTCCAAGTCTTGGGAGTTTTGTCTGACACAATCTCAAGTGGGAAATCATATTTGAAATCTTTAGTGCCTTCTTTTTTAATGTATTCAACCATTTCGGATAAACAATCACGAATACTCTGCTTTGATTGGAAGCCCAGGAGCTTCTTGGCTTTGGATGAAGAGCAATAAGCTTCTTTGACTTCATTAGGCCTCCCTGAAACAAATCTAAATTCCACAGGATTTGTCAGATCCCTTATCATTTCAGCCAGATCAAGAATGGTTATCTCACCGTGATCTGGGCCAATGTTAATTGTCTCACCAGAAATTGGCGCATCGATCATTTTCACAAGACTATCAAGACAATCCTTGATTGGGCTAAAGCATCTCTTTTGTTGTCCATCGCCGTATATGATTATTGGTTTGTTCTGTA